AAAAACCCGCAAGCCTGAGCCTGCGGGTCATTAAGAAGAAAAATAGAATCTCCTTTCTTTTTTTAAATTTATTTTGTGGTAATCAAGCCATCTGGCTCAACTGTGAACTCTGGCTTATCTGCCATGCTGCCATCTGGTTTGAGATAGTACCAGCCATTGCCATATTTGACAAATTGATCGGATTTCATATCTCCATCTTTTTCATCAAGATAGTACCAAGTTTCACGGTATTTCACCCAGCCTTTAGCCATACGACCGTCTGATTTGAAGAAATACCAACGGTTATTGATATACATCCATCCTGTGACCATAGCGCCGCGTTTATCAAGATAGAACCAGTCTTGACCATCATTGAACCAACGATTGATTAAGCAATAGCCACGATCGTCAAAGTAGAACCACTCATTGTTGATTTTCTTCCAGCGTTTCGTTGGATAAGAGCCATCGGACTCCTCCCACCACCAGCCGGTATCATTGCGTTTCCAGCCACCTTCAGATAGACCGCCTTCAATATCTTTCTTGAATTGCTCACGACTGATTCCCCATTTTGCAAGATAAGGATATGGGTCAACGTGATCTGAGTGGTTGTTTGGTTGGTTATTCGTGCAATACTCATGCGTTTTAATGCCTGCAAGGCTACCAGAGTCAAGCGTTTTAGGAATATCAGCTTCGTCCGCTAGATTTCGCAAAAGTTCAATATAGAGCTTATAATCACGCATGAACTCTTCTTTTGAGCCATGGCTTTCAATCAATTCGACTGCTGCGTAACTCTCAGCATTCCAACCGCCCCCAACATCCCAACTTCCGTTGTTTACAGGGCCGACCTGCATGACACGTCCATTCCCTACAACGTGAGAGAAGAATCCAAGTTTAGGATCTTTACGATAATGGTAGTCCGCCTCATTTTGAGCGGTTGAGTTGCGGTTTCCCGTCGAGTGAGCATGTACTTGACGATAAGGTTGTACACCGACCTGAGGCAATCCTTCTCTGTATCTACTTGTATCAATATCCATTATTGTTCTCCTTTCCATGAATCGTTCATCCGCTTCACCGCTGACTCAACGAATGTATCAAGATCACGGTCAGTCATGCTGATGTTATATTTGGTGAGCTCAGCACGGATTTTAGTTCGTGCTTGCTCCAGCTTCTCTTCG